TTATGGTCAAGTTCTTGCCAACATTCCTGCACCTGAGTTGGTTGAAGGTGGTTACATTCTTCCTCCCAAAGTTGTAGTTAAGCAACTGCCTTTGGTCAAAGGTCGTAAGGTCATGTATGCAGAGGATGCTGACAATCTGCTGGAAACTATTGATGACAACAATATCGACAAGACTCTGATTTGTGCTCGCACCACAAAGCAGATTGTGGGTCTTATCTCTCAGTCTGACTTTTGTATGCAACTCGCTGATCGCGGATACTCTTGGATGACGATCACATCGAAGACCGGCGCAATCATCGACGGTCAGAAAGTTAATCGTGAAGAGTTCTTCAACACGTTGAACGCTTGGGGCAAAGATGCTACCAAGAAGTTTGTAGTTATTCACCACTCTATTCTGTCTGAGGGTATCAACGTCAGCGGACTTGAATCTGTTATCTTCATGCGTAACATGGACTATATTGGTATCAGTCAGTCTATCGGTCGTGTGATTCGTTTGGGTAGCACTGAGAAGACTTTTGGTCTTGTTTGTATCCCTACCTATGACACGGTTGGTATCAGCACTGCTAAGAAAGTGCAGGCAGTTGTTGATGTCGTGTTCAATCAAGGTCAACCCGCTATCAGTGAGATCCGTCGATGAATTACAGTAGAGCACAACTTATCAACGCATTGTGTGCAGAGTGGGATTATCTCTGCCATGATGATTTTGATCCTGAAAATGATCAAACTACCGAAGAATATCGTGAGGAACTTCAAAACTATTCTATAGAAGAGTTAGTAGAAGAAACTTGCACCGGTGAAGGTTATACATTAGACGAATGGATGGAGAACTGGGGATAATTATGCAAAGTTCTATTATCACAATGGAACATGCACTGGATAGGTTATCTCAAATCAAACCATCTAGTGCAAAAAAGATTGAAATCTATGCAGAGCGTTGTTATCATGATTTCATGAATCCTGCCATTATTAGTTGGTGGCAGAATAATCGAGACGACAAAGATATTGTGAGGTCCATCACTAGACCTTTTTATGATCTAGTTCATTCCTGCTCTATTCCTACAGGATTGATTACAAAAACTGCATTTGAGAAAGTACAACAAAATAAGAAATTCAAACCAACAAAAGATCATTGTTTTCGTCCACAAAATACATATCATTGTATGTTGGATAACCATAAAAATTTTTGTGAGTTCTCCACATTTCGCAACTGGTTTGTAATGTGTTGCTCTACTATTCTTGTTATTCGCAATGAGAATGAACGACTAAGTTTGGAAGGCATTGACAACAGACGTGGATCATATATTGTTAAAGTTACTACAGATCAGCAATATATTTCTGCTGGTATAGATTTGTATTCTTACAGCGAAGAACATGCATGGAAAGATAAAACTCTTAAATCTGAGTCAAATTTAATTGTTGCTCCGCAAGAATTATTAGAATATGAGAAAAAATTTGCTCCTGGTATTATTATATGAAAGACCAACCAACTAACAGCAATATCCTTGACCCTAAATGTGGCCCACTAGGGTTCATTGTTGGGGACTGGGATGATACAAATGGATTTTATGCTGCGGTCCCTTGCGGCAATGGTCTAATGGTCATTCACCAAGGGAAACAACTAAAAAAATGCAGAAACTCAATTAGTGCTCGTAATTTCATAGAAAAATATAGAAAGAAAAGATCGGTGGCACGGTTGCCTGTGTGACAGTTGGCAAACTGATTCAGATCCTTGACACCGCTATGGATCTGGAATATACTATAAGAATCAAAGACATGAGTATGAACCCTCTCGATCGCTTGGAATCTATTCTGAAGAAGCAATATAAACCCGATCGACATTTAACAAGTGCTGCTAATGATGTTTTCATGGCAGCATATCGCACTGGAATTGATCTCAATCGTTTGCTTGATCTTATTGAGAGTGGTGAATCTTTTGATCTGAAGAAATTCACTGGTGTAAGTGAAGGTAACGTCTTTGATTTTGTGTGTGAAGAAATTAAAGACACATCACGATATTTTATTGACATCACCGCTGGTGGAAATGGTGGAATGGCATCCATCGGACGCGGAGAGTTTTTTGTTGCTTTTCTCACTAATTTTCTGGTGACTATTGTTAAGTCTGGCAGTGGAGATTTGCTTTATCCTAACGAAGGACCACTGGATTATCCTACAAAGAGTGAAGAATGGAAATGGAACGGCGGAAAGATCAACGTTGATGATATGCAAGGACGTGTCGTTGCTAAGAATCTAATGCAGATCTTAGAAGATCGTGATGAAAAGTCACTACTTGAGACAAAAACCTTTGTTCCGTTCCGTAAGACTGACAAGAAAAAGTATGAAGTTGCTATTATCAATAAACTCAATGCACGTTTCTGGGAAGCAATCACTGGAGAAGAAAAAGAGTCACTGACTGATCAAGAATTGAAGAAACTTTGCCTGCGTCGTGCATGTAAAAAGTTGTTTGACAAGACTGATGCTCTTGTTGTAGCAGATGATGATGGTTCTTTTGTACGTTTTACAAATGCTGAAAATGCGGTAAAATACTATGATAGTCGAGTAGATTCTCTTGAGATGGAGATTCGTGCGAGTCAATCTAACCCTGTTGCATTTTACCTAACTGTATGAACGCTGAATTATATCAAGGAGACTGTCTTTCATTGATGGATGATATTGAGGATAAATCCATCGATCTTATTTGTTGCGACCCACCATACGGCACCACCAGCATCAAGTGGGATGAAGTTTTAGATTATGATAAGATGTGGGAACAATATGCCCGTATCCTTAAACCTAAGGGTGTGATTGTTCTGTTTGGATCTCAACCATTCACTGCACAGTTGATCTGTTCTAATCTTAAATGGTTCAGATATGAGTTGATTTGGAATAAGAATAAATGTGGATCTCCTGGTCTTGCTAAGTATAGACCAATGAAAACACATGAGAATATTCTCATCTTCTACAAAAATTCTGGCGGTACATATAATCCACAGATGGAAGAGGGAAAACCATTTAAGAGGCAAAGTAAGAACCCTGAGGGTTATGTTAGCAAGAGAAATCCTCATGGTTATGGTTTGAAACCCGTGAAAGGATTTGAGAATAAAGGAACACGTTATCCTAAGTCCATTGTCAATATCTCCAGAGATTTTAGTGCTCAGCAACAAATTCATCCCACACAAAAACCAGTTCCGTTAATGGAATGGTTAATCAAGACTTACTCTAACCCAGAAGAAATTGTTCTGGATAATTGTATGGGATCGGGATCAACTGGTGTTGCTGCTGTGAAACAAAACCGTAAATTTATTGGAATGGAATTCGATCCAGAATACTTCAAGATTGCAGAGGAAAGAATCAATAATCAGGGGGTTGACATTGATTCTATGATGAAGTAGTATAAATAGTGAAACTTGAGAAGGTTATTGCCTTTTCATCCCCTACAATTTAAGGAGACCTTTTATGTCTTTTGCCTTACCCCCAGAGTTCGTTCGTGTACCATTTCTTGATTGGATTGATGAGAAAAAATATCATGTTAATCCGATAGAAAGACCATATAAAAAAAGAGCAAGACGTTCCGATGTAATTGAGAGGTTTAATCCTTGGCAGTCTATTCATTACCTCGGTCATTCTACTACACTTCTGAATGATGACGTTGATGAAGTTAGCGGAATAAAATATAAAGCAGGGACAGTGTTTAAGTTAGATATGCACACTCGCCCTCAAGTAATTCTTAATGGAGATAGTGATGCTACTCCAGAATTGATTGATGCAAATGGTGGATTTGTTATTGGACAACAAACTGCACAGAGTATCAAAGAAGTAAAAAAACAATATAAACAACATGACAGCACAAGTGCTGTAGAAAAACGTAGCGATGCCATGTATTCTGCGTTTTATTCTGCATATCTTGATGAGGATATTGCTCAACCAGATAATCCGGCATTTATGAAGTCTCAACCACTATCATATGCTGCACATTATACGTTTGGTTATGATCAAAAGAAAAGAAAGGGATTTATTAGTGATAGTGGACTAGACCAAGAAACTCTATCATATGCTGTGAAAGAGTTTATGCCATATTTCAATCAACTTGATAACGTTGATTTCAATGTTAAAAAGAAAAGACAGACTGGAGATGCTGCAAATGTATCTTCATCAATCAAGTGGGATAGTTGGTTATATTTTGCCAGTCTAATGGTTGGACATAAACATAACTGGTCTGCTGCATGGTATAAAACTGTATTAGACATTAACAACACTAACTTGGGTGGGTTAGATATTACTGGAAGGAAAGGATCCACAGCATTGGCATTGATATGTCGTGAATGGGATCAATCTAATGGACAACCACAGCATCAAGATAAAAGACTTAATAAAGGGCAACTTAGCAGTGCTTTGATAGATCAGTTATTTTATCTTTTTGATATGGCGATTGATCAACCAGAGGAAAGATTTAAGACCATTGCATCAGAAAGTAAAGGATATTTTGATAATTTTTATAAGTATAGACTGGCAAAAAATCATAAAAACAATTTAGATGGTTTCTTTAATTGAGTGACAGTTGAGGTAGTGTCACACTACCTCTTGATTTTTCCGTGAATCTATGCCATATTAAGAGCATGAAAAACACACATCTCCAACACCCCGAAGATTCTATCCTTTCGGGTGATCTGACTGCACTGGATTGGTTGCTTTCTGATGGTGATCTTTCCGTGAAAATTGATGGTGCTCCTGCTATTGTTTGGGGCACAAATCCTGCGACTGGCAATTTCTTTGTCGGCACAAAATCTGTATTCAACAAAAAACTGATT